TACAACTGTTTTAACCAAGAAACCTGGGATATAAACGGTGGAAAACCATTTACAGACAAAACGCAAAAATTGTTCTTTGATTTAATTGATCATCCATACATTACCAGAATAAGTTTTCTTGGTGGTTCTCCACTTATAGATGAAAATGTTATTACAATAAACAATCTTATATGTCAAATTAAAGATGTATTCCCAGATAAAAAAATATGGTTATATACAGGTTTTCTTTACGAAGATATCGTGAATGCCAAAATAACCTCAGATTTAAAAGATAAAGAGAATTTACTTAAATTTTTCAGAAGACAAGCAGTTTCAAATTGCGATGTAATTGTAGACGGTCCATACATTGATTCCTTAAAGGATATCAACTTAAGATTTCGTGGAAGTAGTAATCAGAGAGTGATCGATGTTCAGAAATCGCTAAAAGAAAACAAAGTAGTTTTATGGGAGTCTTAACCGGCTCCCTTACATGGAGGAAATCAAGATGAATATTAATGACATTCATGACAAATATATTGTTCATAATAAGATGGATTTTAATAAGCTGCGAAATAATGGCTTTAAGATTTATGGTGACCACGCATACTTTAACAAATTCGTATACAAAGACATTGATAGATTAACAGTTGATATTGATTTATCAGATAACACATATACACTTACAGTTACAGATATGGATCATGATGAGATTTATTTTCCTATTTATAACTGGGATTGCGGTAAGAATTATGAGTTAGAGGAAGTTACTGAAAATGTCATTAATACACTTGATTCCCTCTGTACTCAAAAAATCTTGTGGAATACAGAAAAGAAAAGGAAGAAAAAACATGTACAGCACAATAAATAAAGGTGACATTGTTTACTATGCCAGGATTCAGAAAAAGAATGGTACATATGATCTATGTGAGTTAAAAGTTCGTACTGTTGAAGAGGATTATTTTTGTGGAGTTGATAAAAAGGACAGACATGTTTATCTATTTGGATACAATGCTCTTGGCGATTATGTATTCCAAACTCGCAAGGAAGCATTAGATACACTTCATGCTGCAGAAAAAAATAAAGTAGAAGTAAGTGAAGAAACTTACTACGAAGAATATTGAGGTGAATACCTATGAGTTATTTAACACAGCATTTTAAAGGTAAGTACAGAATTGTACCAGAACTATCACCAGAAACTCATGATGTACCAAGAGAAGAAGATGGGACTGTTGATAAAAGTTATGATGACTTATATATCAAATGTCAATTTGGCAATAAGATTTATTATTATGGTAGAGGTACTTTTGTAGCTTATATTCCAAGCATTATTCGTGGAAAGAATATTTTAAAGAAAATGAATGAAACAAATACTCCATATTCAGATCCACATATATATGATAGTGAAGTAGAGTTTAAATTCAAAACTGCAGATATGGATGCAGTTGCAAATCTATTAAAAGCATCATCATTCGGTGCAGATATCACACCTTATAGTCTAAAAAATTTCCCAAAAGCAGACATTACAATACCAACGGACAAAATGGATGAATATAAGAAAATAATCGCTCTTGTTCAGAAAGAGGATTTATTAACTTTCTCAAGATTTACACAGTCATTTTTATCCGATGTTCTTGCAAAAAAGCTAGGTCGTAGAAATAAACCATTTGATTATAAATCTGATATGAAAAAGTTGATGATGGCACGTCAGACTAAAGAGTATATCTACACGAAAAATATGTGGGATGAATATTTGAAATATTTAGAAGAAAAAATTAAAGACTTGTATAAAGAGAAGGAGAAATAAAATATGGATACAAATTGTATTGGATATAACGTTGATGTATCAGGATGTAGCCCAGAGGTTATCAAAGCTATTACACAGACACTTTCAAGAGTAAAAGAGGATTTACAGAAAGTTGCAAATACAAATAAAGAAGAAAATAAAAAGAAAGAGACTGATAAGCGTTGGAAGCCAAATTTTGGTGAAGATTATTTTCGTATTGATCCTTTTGGTAATATAACTTCTCTCAAATGGGAAAACGATGTTTTTGATAATAAATATTATAACGCTAGAAATATTTACAAGACAAAAGAAGAAGCTGAATTTGAGGTGGAGCGTAGAAAAATAATGACAGAACTTCAGAATTATGCAGACGAACACAATGGAGAAATCGACCATCCATCAGATGCACTCTGGATTGCATTCGATGAAGATGACATGTCAATTACTGTTGAAACGGAGTCGTACTTACCACCAGTCGGTGCTGTATTGTTTTCTGATGGAGGTACAGCTTACGATGCGATTGAAACTATTGGTGAAGACAGAATTCTTAAATATATGTTTAGAGTTAATCCAAATAAAGAATTGCATTGCAACGGTGATTGTGAATGTTGCGATGAATATGATCCATGGGACGAGGAGGATGAAGATAAATGAAGAGGGTAGCAAAATTTGAGAAAGTAAGCTATAAGCAGTTTGAAAAAGATTATTTAGATACATTTGGACTTGCAGGTGATGATACATCTAAGAGACTCAGACAAGAAATTGAAAGTATGTATTATGGATTAGAGTTACCTACAAGAGCTACAAAGTTTAGCGCAGGATTTGATATTAGAACTCCATTTTCATTTACACTAAAGCCAGGAGAAGTAATTAAAATTCCAACAGGTATTAAATGTCGTATGAATACAGATTATGTTCTTATGATTTACCCAAGAAGTGGACTTGGATTTAAATATCAGTGCAATCTAGTAAATGGAACAGGAATTATAGACTGCGATTTTATTAACTCTGACAACGAAGGTCACATTTTTATTAAACTTGTAAATCGTGGAGATAAAGAGTTTTCAGTAACAAGTAATGCAGCTATCGCCCAGGGAATTTTCTTAGAATATGGAATTACTGATGATGACGATGCAAAAGCAACACGTAACGGTGGTTTCGGATCAACTGACAAAAATGAGTAATAAATGGACACATTTTATTATTGTGCACTAGATGAAAATTCTAAAACATGTCCAAAACAAAACATTTGCAAAAGGTACACTCACAAAAAGGGTGTACCTGCATCCGAAGATGCAAATGCAAAATTGTATAACATTTGTAATGACAATTATGGATATAAATTGTTTTTAGAAGATGAAGATATAAAGGAAGATGAGAAAAATGACAATAACAAAGAAATTTAGAATGAATACGCCAAGTGATGCAGAATTTATTGCGAAAAAATTATGTAAATATGATTATGATATTGATGCGGTCATTGGAAGATACGTAATTGATGCTAAATCACTTTTAGGGTTGCTTTCTTTAACACCTCCTAAAATTATTGATATCAGCATTCATACAGACAATGTAAAAATTGCAGAGGAAATTTTTAATAATATTTCAGAATTAAAGGAGACCGAATAATGGAATATGAATATGGGCTGATGACAAAAGCCGATAAATATCTCGTAGAATCTATCTATAATATCCTTCAAAATGGTATTAAAGATGAAAATCCTAGACCAAAATATGAGGATGGAACACCTGCACATACCTATTTTGTGACACATCAAATGCGTCAATATGACCTCTCAAAAGGTGAATTTCCAATCTGTACTTTACGTCCAATTGCATGGAAAAGTGCAATCAAAGAGATGTTTTGGATCTTCCAAAAAGAGTCAAATAACCTCAAGCTTTTGAATGAAATGGGCGTGTCGTATTGGAATTTATGGGATATTGGAGACGGTACAAATGGATATAGATATGGTCATACAGTACACCGTTATGACCTGTTTAAAAAGCGTGTTTTAGATGATATCAAGAACAATCCATATGGACGTTATCATATCTGTAATCTCTGGCAAGAAGAGGAGTTTAAAGATGAACCAAACGGATTAAAACCATGTGCTTATGAGACTATTTGGACAGTCCGAGGAGAGTGTTTAGATCTATTTTTAAATCAGAGATCAGGTGACTTATTAGCTGCAAGCGGTGGAGGTGGAATTAATGAAACTCAGTACGCTGCACTGCTCATGATGGTAGCAAGACACACTGGATATAAGCCTGGAAAATTTACTCATTTCGTAGCTAACGAGCAGATTTATGACCTCCATATCGACCAGGCAAAAGAGCTAATTCATCGCGCAAATGAGAGACATTTAGTCACTTTTGAGGCGTTAAAAAATAGTGAAATTGATAAAAATTTGATGCCAAAATTGGTGTTAAATCCAGAAAAAAATAACTTTTACGACATGACAATTGATGACTTTTCTATGGAAAATTACAAGCCAATGAAGCCACAATTGACACTACCGTTGGGTATTTAAGGAGAGAAAATTTATGTTATCAGCAATCGTTTGTATGGATAATTTTGGTGGAATCGGCAAAGATGGTGACTTACTTTATAAGATTCCAGAAGATATGAAAAGATTTAAAGAATTAACAATGAGACATTCTGTTATCATGGGAAGAAAGACATGGAACAGTATTGGTAACAAGCCACTTAAAAGTAGGAACAATATTATCCTTTCTACGACACTTAATTATGCAGTAGAGCCAATCAATATCAATGAAGATAATGGATATGTTACAGATGTTAATGTGCTAAAAAAAATGACAAAAGAAGAAATAAAATTTATAGCCGAAATTCCGCTTAAGTATTTTGCAGTTGGTGGAGAAAGTATCTATAAAATGTTCTTACCTTATTGCGAAAAAGTTTATGCTACAATCGTTAATTTAGGTGATAGATGTATCTCTACAGCAGATGTATTTTTTCCAATTGAGTACCTTCTAAACAATTTTGATGAAATTGAATCTATAGATAATACATACGGTAATTTATCATATAGTTTCAAAACATTTGTTAGAAAAGATAATTGCAAAACTGTATCCCACGCTTATTCTGATCCAGTTTCTGGACATAATGCAGTAGATAATCCGTCTCATTATTGCGGAACAAAATACCAGGTAATTAATTTTATAGAAGACTGGGGACTTGGTTATTGCCTTGGTAATGTAGTTAAATATATCTGCAGAGCCGGTAAGAAATATGTTGGTGACAAGCAAAAAGAGCTTCAGGATTTAAAAAAAGCTAAATGGTATCTTGAAAGAAGATTAGAAGAACATAAAAATGGTGTTGAGCTTGATTCTGATGATCTGAAAATGAATATATCTATAGACGATTTTGCAGAAGATCAAAAGCTCAATTATATTCGTAAAAAAATTATTAAAAATGTTATTGATTGCATTTGTGAAGAAATCGACACTAAATTTTATACTGCTTTAGAATTGCTTGATACAGAAATTAACAGAATGGAGGATGAGACTGCATGATTACACTTGGTATTGGTACATTTATTTGTATTGTAGGCTGCACATTTGTGGTTGGTGGAGTAGTTGGACTTATTCTTACAGCTTGTCTTACTGCCGGAAGAAATAAAGATGATGATGATATTGATCAATATCCGTAATATATTAAGCAAAATAAGTAAAATATTGCGAAATTGGGACTCGAACTATTGCAAGAAATATATAAATTTCGTATAATGACTTCAAGGTCAGAAATACTATGTTCGAGGGCAATAAACTTTAGCGTAAAATGGGGCAAATTTTTTAGCCTGAAACATCAAATAAAATAGTTTACTTACTAGGAACTTATAAGAACAAGAACATAGAAAATGACCTTTGATATTTTTATCCGAGGTCATTTTTTTGTGCAATTTGACGAAAAGTTCAAAAAACAGCCAAAAATAGCTCAAAATCGCGATTTTTCCAAAAATCGACTTTCTAGAAGTCAATAAAAATAAGGGATTTAAGTGGGTCATTTTCCCGATAAAATTGTGATTTTATTGTAGTCAAGTTAACATGCACAAAAGAGGAAAATATTGCGTCAGAGCAAAATTTGACCAGAATAAAAGAATAAAATTTTTGCCTCAAAAAACGCTAAAAGTGATTGCCTCTCGACATAGTATTTTTAACCTCGTTTTTAGGAAGTATTTTTAGGAAAATCCGCAAACCATTGATTTTACTGGGATTGCGACTGTTTTACTTTTCCTAAAAACGAAATGCTAAAAATGAAAATAACACTAAAAATGCGTTTTTAGGAAAAAATCACTCGTTTTTAGCAAGAAAATAGCTGTTTTTAGGAAAAATCATTTCAAAAATAGGAGGTAAAATAATGCGGAATAAAAATTCAAAAATAGCTGCAACAAAATTACATTTATGCAAATGTGATGGTGTATGTATAACCTACAGTAAGATTCAATATGCGTATGCAATAAAACTGGAAAAAGATCAAAGCATAACCAATATACGTGTAAATGTAGATCTTGATGGATATAAAGACAATAAATATCCGGAAAGAACTTACACATCAGATTTTGTATGTGTAAAAGACACAGGTGATCTAATGGTCCGTGAATGTATAGAAAGAAAACTATTGCAAAAACCAATGACTATTAGATTACTAGACGCATCCAGAGAGTACTGGAAAACGCATGGTATATCAGATTGGGGGATTGTTATTAATGAAGAATGAATTGTATAAGTTTAATGGTACAATAGCAAGAGTTTTAAAAGAATCAGATCAATCAGTTTTTATCATTGATTGTTTAAATCCCAAAATGCCGTATACAGCGCATAAAATTGATTTTAAGGACGCTATTTTGTGTGATGAGGATTTACTTATACAAGAGACAAAGGAGCCTGTATTCGACATATCAGAAGCTTCAGAGCATAATAAAAAGATAGCATACGATCGGTACAATATGATTGCTCCATTACTTTCCTTTATGGATGATAAACACAAGCGTACCTCATTGGTAAATCAAATATGTGAAGAAAGAAATGTAAGCAAACAGTCTCTTAGAAATTACTTTTACAAGTATCTTATTTTTCAAAACATTTGTGTACTTGCACCAAAAAGTAGTATTACAGAAAAATCACTTACTAAAGACGAAAAGAATATGAGGTGGGCTTTAAATAAATATTTTTATAGTACAAACAGATATAGTTTAAAGTCTTCTTACTTATTTATGCTGAAAGAAAAATACTGTGATGCAGATGGTAAATTATCATCTAATATTCCATCTTTTTATCAGTTCCGCTACTTCTATAGGAAAACAAAAAATATGCAAGCTTTTTACATCACAAGGGATGGTTTGAGTAATTATCAAAGAAACAAAAGACCATTATTGGGAGATGGAATACAAGAATTTGCACCTGCAGTTGGAACAGGATTACTTGATGCAACAGTATGTGATATATATCTTATAGATGAAACAAACAGTTTAGTTGGAAGACCTATATTAACAGTTTGTATAGACGCATATAGCAGTTTTTGTTATGGCTATGCATTAACTTGGGAAGGTGGCATTTATAGTTTAAAGGTGCTTATGCAAAATATGGTATCCAATAAAAAGAAACATTGTGAAGAACTTGGTATATTCATAAACGATGATCAGTGGAACATATCTGAAATCCCAGGGACATTTGTTACTGACATGGGAAAAGAATATGTATCTGAAAATTTCGAACAAATAACTGAGCTTGGAGTTACACTAAAAAATTTGCCACCATACCGTCCTGAATTAAAAGGTGTTGTAGAAAAATTTTTTAATATAATTCAAGAAACATACAAACCTTATTTAAAAAATAAAGGTATAGTTGAACCTGATTTTCTTGAAAGGGGAGTACATGATTATAGAAAAGATGCATGTTTGACAATAGAAGATTTTGAAAAAATAATAGTAAGGTGTATTGTATATTATAATTCGCAGCGTATATTAAAGAATTTTCCTTATACAGAAGATATGATAAAAAACAATATTGAGCCATATGCGAATAGAATTTTTGAATATAACAAACTACTTCCAGGAGCTAACTTAATACCGGTAACATTAAAACAAATTATGCTCACATTACTTCCAAGAACCATTGGTGTATTTAGTAGATTTGGGCTTAAAGTAAATAAAATGAGGTACAAAAATGAGAATTATATTGAAAAATATTTGGTTGGCGGAGAAGTAACGGTTGCTTATAATCCAGATAATGTAAGTTATGTATGGCTTATAGAAAATGGGTGTTATATACAGTTTAAATTGATTGAAAGTAGGTATGATGGTAAAGAGTTAACTGATGTAGAATTGATCGAAAAAGAGCATCGAAAACTCGTAAATAGTCATTGTAATAGTAACACTCAGGCACAAATTGACTTGGCAAATTCTTTGGAAGAGATAGTAGCTAATGTACAATATCCTCAAAAATTAAATACAAAATATACTACATCTGTCAAAAATAGAGCTAAAAGAAAATATCATATTGATTTCATGGAGGATATCTTAAATGGATGATTATACAAAAATATTACCTAAAATGTTATCAGGAGATGGACTTGTAAAAGCATTGTCTGTTGTTCCAAAATATGATGAAAATAGTAAAAATATGGATATTGGAGAAAGGCTGATTGCCCTATCAAATCTATATGATATTTATATTCCATCTAAAATGTCCATAGAGATTTATAACAAATTATATTTGTCTTTATATCACTCACTAAAAAAGAAGAGTTCAAAATTGGCATCACAGCAAAGATACGAAAATTACAAAAGATTTTTAACAGGAAACTCTAATAGTATAATTGGCGGATCTGATTCATTTACAATAATAGGGAGTTCAGGTATTGGTAAAAGTACAGCCGTTAACAGGGCAGTAGATGTTATTGTTGAAAATTGTAAATTTGATTGCAATTTATTCTCAGATATAATTCCATTTGTAACTGTACAATGTCCATTTGATTCATCTGTAAAAGGTCTTGCGATCGAAATTTTGATGAAGATAAACAGTATGCTTAAAACACAATATTTAAATGGGAAAATTATTGATAAATGTACTACAGATGCCCTCATAAGCCAAATAAGTACAATAGCAATAAATAATATAGGTGTTCTTATCATTGATGAGATACAAAATGTTGCAAACTCAAAAAACGGTAAAAATATAATAGGATTTCTTACACAGCTTATCAACAATAGTGGAATAAGTATTTGCATGGTTGGGACTCCGGAAAGCGTGTTATTTTTTGAAGGCGCAGAGCATCTTGCCAGAAGAACTATGGGGCTTAAATACACAGTGCTTTCTTACGATGAGTATTTCAAAAATATTTGCAACATATTATTTAGATATCAATATACTATAAAAAATGCAACAATAAATGAAGAGTTTTATAAATGGATATATGACCATTCCTGCGGTAACATTTCAATTGTAATATCATTATTACACGATGCTCAGGAAATTGCTATAATGTCAGGAGTTAGTAAGATTAATATTAATATATTGAATGAAGCATACCAAAATAGGATTGAAATGTATCACAAATTTATACAACCAAGCATTAACAAAGTCGATAAAAAGAAAAATAAACACATAGTATCTGATAGAACAAATAATATCACACAAGATTGCGTAATAAAAGAGTTTAATAACATTGAAGCGATATTGAAAATATCTAAGGAAAAAAATATTGATTTTATAAAACTGCTTAAACAATCAATTATAGTGGAGGAAATAAAAATATGACAAACAGATTTCCTAGCATCTATGATGACGAAACAGTTTACAGCTGGTTCTGTAGATATCTTATAAGTAGCGGTATATGGAGAGAGCATGAGATTGCAAAAGAACTATTTGTAAACAGTACAAATGTTATTAGTAAATTATTTATTGGAAATATTAATAAAGATACCGAAAATAATATTGAGAAAGTTATATCAATAGAAAATCTGTTAAAACATCATACAATGTTTTATGTTTATACAGGGTATTGTTCAAATGACTATGCTAATGAATTCCTTTATAATTTAAAAACGGACTGCTATAAAACAGAGCTTAATATAAGAAGACCACGTAGCGAAAATAGACAATTGAAATATTGTCCAATGTGTATTATTGAGGATCGTAAAAAATATGGAGAAGCATATTGGCACAATATACATCAAATACGAATGCTGCCAATATGTCCTATACACAAGTGCAAATTGCATAATAGTGAAATACGTTATATTGGTTATGGAAGAGTAAGAGAAAAATTATCTCCACTAGAAATGATGAATCTTAACTCTGATGTAGAATATAACACAAATGAAATGCTTGATAAAATAGTTGAATACGCAATTGACAGATATTATAAACAAGACATAAAAGATATTGGTATTGATTATTTGTCGATTAGAAAAGAAAATTGGGGATTAAGAAGTAACATAATTAGTTTTTATAAAAAACATGGAATAAATTTTTGCGGTAGAGAAATAGACTCAATGATATATGACAATAGAAAAAATTTTTATACAATGAGTGCCATATATTATTATTTAAAAATATGCCATTAATTTCAAAATTATCTTGAAACTTTAGTTGTTATGGAGTAGTATAATTATAAAATTATCCAATAGGAGGAATTTTATTATGGCAGCAAGAACAAGACGAACAAAAGAAGAAGTGCTTAATTCAAAACTTACAAAAATTGATGAAGAAATTAAAAAATTAACTGAGAAGATTAATGCATTATCAGAACAGAAAAAGACTATTGATAAAGAACTTACTATTTTAAAAGCCCAGAAGTCCAAAGCCGAACGTGCAGCGCAGCTTACAGAACTTGCAAATCTCATGGATTCCAACGGTTACACAATTGAAGAACTGAAGGAGCTTATGTCAATGCCGAAGCCAACGGTAGAAGTAGCTGATGAGGAATAGTAACAATAAAAGCCCAGTTGTCCGTGTGGATCGCTGGGCTTTTGTTATATAGTTTAATATAAAATAATACAAAAAGGACACCTTATAGGATGTCCTTTTTGAAAGTGTTCTTTCCAAATATAGGCTGGCTCATTTGCTCCTATATCCAAAAAGCACTTTATTTAGTTTTCTCTAATTTTTTATATATTGTAGTATATAACTTTTTATCTTGTTTATCAAGAAGTTTTTGGATTTCTATATTTATTATATAGATCATCACGCATTTTTGCAATATTAAGTTTGAAAAAATCTTCTTCTTTGCAAATATCAGAGGTTTTTACTTTATTAGGAGAAAAGTATGGAATTTTGTACTTTTAAGTTCTGATTATTATAAGGACTATTCAAGTTACGGAATGAATAAATTTTACATATACAAGACTCCAGCACGCAGGCCAATTTAAATCGTGCTGGAGTCTTATTAAAATTGAAATGTTAGTTACAAATATGATAATACCATACATAGCAGCAGAAGTATAGAAAAATCATGGTAAATAAATTGCAACAATTCGACATAAAACCTTGACAATCGAACATATATTCTATATAATGGCATTTAACAAAACAAATGTTCGATTCTACAATAGGAGGCTAATATCATGATTAATCCAATACCTGCAGACGAATATATATATGAAAATGAAAATGCCAGAATAATTATGAAAAATCTTATCCAGAAAATTCCAATAAAAAAAGATACTGTGATAACAGAAAAAATGGCAATTCAAATATATGATGCACTCATCAATAATTATCCAAAACGGCTCGAAATCAATGATCAGGTATTTGTTCCAATATATAATATATCATGTAAATAAAAACGCGAAAAAATGGGGTAGTAAGCTGTATAATAACAACTTATTACCCCATATGTATAATTACTGCTTAAAGCTTTTTTCCATTAGCTCAAGATATTTATTACGAACAAATTGCATTGAAGAATCAACCTTACCATTTTCAAGACCGTTTTCTTCCAATACTCGTTCATATTCTGTGTATGTGTCAAAAATATGATCATATATCTCTTTATTATATACTCTACCGTTCATAACGGCATTTGAAAAGTCAAGAATTTCCCAACGCATGTCATTAATCTCTTTGTTAACTAACATTTTTCTTAAATTCTCGACAGAATTTTGTAGCAAAGTCTGACTGTCAGTTAATTGTTTCTGTATATCAAATGACTGCTCTCTATCATTGGTTCTATTATCCTTAAACTGTTGAACTTCTTTCTGTAAATCTATAATTTGATTATTCAAGTCTTTGATACGTTCCTCTTGTGCCTGTTTAGCTAAAGCAGATTTTGTAGTAATTCCAAATGTAGAAGCAACGAAGTCTTTAATTTTTACGCATAGCATTACAATACCTATTGCAATCAAAACTCCAATTACAACGGTCCACCAATCAAAACTGCGTACAACTTCTACATTCTCTTTAATCCCACCAAACTTATCCATTTAAATCACCTTATCCTCACTCCCTTTATTCATTGTGTGCTGTACTATCATTTAACAAGATACCGGCTGGAAACAAATCCAGGTGTATCTTTGTATGTAACAAGATACCATTTGACTCCATTGACGGTAGTGTAGTATCCATAATTTGCAACAGATTTTCCATTAGGGATTGTAATGATAAGATTTGAATTGGATGTATCTCCTGGTTTATAACGAAGATTAAGACCATTAGATGCTTTAACCTTGTAAGTACCAGCAATTGATTTATTAAAGGACTGTGCAGAAGCAACTTTAGAAGATGACGCAATAGATGGCTTTGAACTTGGTTTTGGAGCCGATTCTGCTTTAATTTTAGCATTATATAAGGTTGTAAGTTTAGCTTTTGTAGCCTCACCATAAAGACCGTCTGCAACAAGCCCATTATCATGCTGAAACGCTTTTACAGATGCTAATGATCCTGATCCAAAATCTCCATCAGCACCATATTTTCCACATGAATAACCAAGTTTAATAAGCATTGTCTGCATTGTTTTTACTGCATCACCTTTATCACCCATAGCAAGATAATTTTTTGTAGTTACAGGCGGATTACCATCAGCTGCTTCAGTATATCTGAGAACAACATTCCATGGATAATTTCTATAAGAGCGAATTAAGAATTCACGTCCAGTCTGGTCCCCAGGTTTACCTCCAGTAGCTCTACCATTTTCATTGATAGATGCTTCAACTTCAAGTCCATTACCACAATACATTGCAACATGACGTTTTTCATTAAGCAAAATATCTCCACGCTGTAAACCTGCTCCTGTTGCAAGATTTACTTTAGAGGTTACATCCTTAAATTTAAAATGTGTAAATACTGCTTTCATAACACCAGTATAAGCACAGCCATAAGTTTTAAATGAATAATCTTTTACAGGAATACCTGCATTGACCCATGCAGTGTAAACAGCAGAAGAGCAGTCATAATCGCCTTTTTCGTTCCAACGAAAAGTCTGATCATATCCATGTGCATCGTTTCGAGCTGTTGCTTCCATCCACTGAGTAGCTTTTTCTGTCTTTGTCATAAGATGTGACTCCTTTCTTAGAATTGAATTTAGAGTTAAATTTTAGAAGTGATCAATTACCATATATTTCCAGTGAAATATTTAATTAAAATTGGTATAATTTAAAAAAAATAGAAAAGGATGGTAATAAAAAAATGGCAACTGATATGAAAGAAAAATTTGAAATCAAGAATTATGTTAAATTGATTTGCCTAAGACTTGATCATTATGAAAGTTTTATAGAAGATGAAGTGAATACAGACTGTATCTCAGATATTAATAATTTTATACTTAAACATAAAAATGAAGAGGGAGTTAAGATTTTAATATTTGAGATGAAAAATATGAGAATGACTACGATTTCTCAGGCGAGAGAATATATACAACATTTACATGCATTCGATTACATCCGTGGGTTAATTGAATCCGGACATGATCTTATTACTTCTGATCAAGTTGATAAAATGTCAATAGGTGAAATAATTACATACATGCTTGATTACAAAAAAGAATAAAAATAAAGG